ATAGCTATCTAGCAATTTCACATAAGAACCACATTTATCTTTATTAAACTTCAAAACTTTAACCTTATCACCAAGAACAGTACTAACCTTATGTTTCCCTATCTCATATAACAAAGAAGTCATATCAATAGACAGCTTCGATAACTTAACTTTTAACAAATGATTATCATCAGACTTATTAACAAACTTATTATAACAATTAAGATAAGTCTCTGGATCTTTCATTTCATCATAAGTTGGTATAGCATGCTTCTCAATAAGAGAAAGATAAGTTTCTACTTCCTTATATATCTCAGAACATTTAGATATAGCTTTATCTACAACACCACAAATATAACTAATTTTATCATTTGCCACCTGACTTCACCCTCTTCTTAAAAAGAGATTTAAACCATATCTTTAAAGTAGTCTTTCTTTTAATATAAATACCTGTTTGATTTGTCAAAATAACAACTTTACCTAATTCAACATGAAGAGCCACATCATGATCATATAAAGCAACTGGTCTACATTGAACAGTATCTCCTGCTTCAAAATCTTTCAAATTACTAAAATGCGTATACAATACAAATTTCACTTACATCCCTCACTTACTACTATTGGTATTCACTACCTTATACGAGAAAACAAGTATATCATCTTCATATTCTACACCATCAGGCTCTAAAGTAAAAAACGGTGTTACTTTATAATACCTGAAAAAATTTACAAGAAACTGTCCCTTCATATACTCATCCATATGCTTAAGCAAAGTTTCTTTAGTAATCTCAGGTTTCAAAATACCTTCATCTTTTAAATCAAAAGCTACATCCAAAAAATCTTTACCTATATTAAAATCTGCAATAGGTGGGAAAGATACTGAAGTATATTTCTGTGTCACAAAAGCATCCCAAAGAAAATTACCTACTCTATCTTGAACAGGTCCTGAAATACCTTCTGTAAGAGCAAAACTCTCATCCATAGGTCCCCAAAGTTTCTTCTTAATATAATCCATATAAACTTTCAACTTTTTATTCTTAGTTTCCTTAAAATCTACCTCATACCTTACACCATTCTCAGTTTGCCTCTGATAACTAGACTTAACAGAAGGTATCTTAACAGGCCCAACTGAATCAATATCAGACTCACTTATTTGAAAAGTATTAGTTAACACTTTCATAATAACATTATCTGCATTAACTAAAACCTCTACATTATCAGAGTTTCTACCTTCTTCATACATTAAAGAAATATCTAAATTAAAAGTAACTGGTGCTCCAGTACAAGAAACTCTTACATCACCCAACTTATTTTTTAAAGCAGTTTTTAAATCCTCTTCAAAAGATTCAAGAGAATCAATTGCCTCTTTTTCACCTGGTCCATATCCACTTTCTCTCAACCCAATTATATTACTCTTACTTTTCATAAAATCCTCCTACTATAACTCAAACAAACTCTCCACAAAAGCATCTATTTGAGATAACTCATAATCAGTAATTATAAACCTATCTGTCCTAGGATTAAATTGCAGTTTTTTACTTACATCTAACTCAAAATCCCCTACAACAAAACCATCTGACATATCCATAATATCCCAAGCATTTCTTATATAAAATAAACTATTAGCAGAAATATCATACTCGAAAACTAACTCACTTACTCCATCCCAACTAACTGCATAGTCAACACCAAACACCTCTGCAGGCAACAAAACACCATTGTCCCATAACACCTTATCACCAAAAGCAACCTCTTGTCCCACAAAACCCTTATGTTGTGAAAGAGTAATTTTTGGAATATTTACACCTAAATCAGTATCTAATTCAGCAGTATATTTTAACCTCAAAATCTCCCCTATTTGAATAACAAACTCAAAAACACCAAAATTATCTAAACCATTCAATATATCAAAATCCAAAGAAATTTTTCTAACAAACTTACAAAAATCTGGATAACTCTCTTCATCCATACTCATAGCTAATTCTTTTCTTCTCATTTCAATTGATTTAACATAATTAGGATATACCAATGTTCCTAATATAACTTTGTGCGAACCTGATTTTCTCCAAACAGTAAATTCCTCTTTTCTTAAAACTCTAAAGTCTACAGTAGGTACTGTTATAGCTACTTCTCCTTCTTCAGGATCATAAACATTCAAATGATCAGAAATCCATTCTAACTCAGCTATAGAAAAATTCTTTATTGGTAAAAACTTAATAGCCACAGAATCATTGTTATATACGATAAAATCTGTATCAGTCCAACCAAACCAAAATTCATTTAATGGATATTCCCCTACTCCATAAAGAAGTTCCAAGATTCCTATTATTTTATCAGTAACAATTTTCTCCATATCCACATCTCCTTACTATAACTTATAATAAATATATACACTTGTCTGAATAGAGTATACCGATATTAAACTATATAGAAAGCATTTATAAAGATTTCTAGCCATTTACTTATCTTAAAAGGGTAAACCATACCTTTTGATTCAACCCAAAAGAAAGACCTCACATCTCTGTGAGGTCTTGTTTTAATCAGTATTCTCCATTTACTAACTAAGCTATATTATGTGTGATTGTTCCTTTAACAATATATTTTCTATTTACAAAACTTTTTGCAAACTCAGTTGCATACCCTTGACGTCCTTGTAAAGTATCATCCATAATAAATTGTGAACTAACTATTGGCATATAAACACCATATACATAAGCTGTATCAAATGTGCTTCCTTGGTAAAGTACTGTGTAGTCATCTTGTCCTATATAAGGATTGTAGATAACTGTGTAAGAACCACCAAGTGTACCACTAACAACTGGTCCAACTGAATTGTTTGTGCTTGCTCCTTTAAACTCATCAAGAGTTTTAAGAACGAAGTTAGCATTGAAACCTGCTATTACTCTATTACCTTCATATTTTCTAGTAACTTGTTTGATTATAGATCCAGCTCTAATTATTTCAAAGTAGAAAGATTCATAATGTTCTTTCTTGTTGATACCAAAAGGTACTGGCATATTCCATGTGCTTATCCCTGCTGCTTGAGCTGCTGGTAATGAGCAAATGTCGTTTAATATTTCACCATCTATTTCACATCTTAACTCATCAGTTGCTAAATTACTAAGTAATTTTTGAGCATCTAATCCTTGAGTTTGTTGTAAATCGAAAGCACCAATCATACTGTAAGCTGTTCTTAATGCTTTTGGTTTAGCATGTAAGAATAAAGGTTTAATATCTAAACTAACCATTGGTAATTGAGCTGGTGCATATTCTAAGTTTTGAGAATATGAAACTTTAGCTCCATCAACAAGTCCTGTAACTTCGATAGCTCCTGATGCATAATCTACACTAGAACCTGCTATTGCTGCTCCAGTTGCATCTACAAATGCACCTTTACCATCATCAGTTACTAAGTTAGCCCCTGTACCATCTAAATCAACAGTAACAGTTCCTGGGATAACTGGTTTCCAACTTGCAACTGCTGTTGCTGTGTCAACTACTAATTCTTCATCAGTAATTTCTTCACTAGCGAATTTAACACTTGCTGGATATTTGTCTGTATCTGGTCCAACTTGGAACACTGAGCTAATAGCATCACCATTCTTAATTAGTCCTCTATCAGAACCATAGTTATATCCTAAGTAGTAACATGTAGCATCTTTATATTCCATTGCTTGTACTGATGCAACATTTTCAGCTACTAATTGTGGATAAACAGCTGCTGTAAGTTTTAAATATTGGTTTTTAGCTGGAACATTATTCACTTGGAAAGTTCCTGCTTCCATGATTGCTTTATTTTTAGAATATGTTGTTATAAGATTTTGAGCATTTTCCATTATTCTAGATAGTGTATATTTTTTATAACTATCAAATTCTGCTACATCTCTTCCTAAGTCTTTAAGACCTGATTCAACAGATTCTAATATCGGAGAATATTTTTTAATTAAAACACTTTCATTTAATGTTTCTTTAACCATTTTTATTCACTACTCCTTTTTAATTAAAATTTATTTTTGAATACTAGAATTTGATTGAGTCAACCCTTTGGACATCTAATCTCTATCACATATTCAATATAATGTATAGTAAAATATCTAATCTAATAGACTTTTTCTGTACTTTGGATGATTTAGTAAGAACATTTGCTCTGACAATGTATCTGTCTTAGAATACTTCTCTAATAAATCTTTAGCTTGACTTTCTGTAAGAACATTCTTTTTAGCTTCCTTAATTGACTCTATCAAAGTAGACTCTGTTAAAGTTGTTATAACACTTCCCTGCCAACTTGGTAATAACACCGCATCAACAGCAAATAACTCATAACTATCTTCATCAACTTCACCACCATCAAGAACATCTCCTGAACCCCTTGTACTAAAACAAAGAGAACCTGAATAATCATATAAAGTTTTAAGCAACTGTCCATTAGGACAATCTAATATATCAATAGTAGCTAAAAGCTCATTGTTTCTATCATCAAACTCAAAATCTCTTACTGCATGTGACATTCCTTGTATAACAGGTTCCAATCTATCCTCCGGATGATCTACCTCCCCAACAAAATGTTTTAAAGCTACTTGACCTTTAACAAACTCTGAATTAATAGCCTTATCCCATAAATTTCTTGAATAAGTTCTACCATTCCTATTTTTAGCCCAACCTGTAATAGCCCCTTTTATTGAAAACAGAACACCTGGTCTTTTATT